TGGCTCTGGCGATGGCTTTGGCGATGGCTATGGCTCTGGCCATGGCGATGGCGATGGCTCTGGCGATGGCTTTGGCGATGGCTATGGCTCTGGCTATGGCGATGGCTAAATAATATTGTTGCGTTATAGGAAGGTGATTATGAAAATAGATGATGATAAAGTAAGGGCAGAGTTTGAGAAGTGGGCTACAATATATTTTGAAAATGAGTTTAGCAAAAGTCCATTTCTTAGAGATTGCAACGATGTTGATGCGGATAGAACATATCAAAAATATAAAATTGAAGATGCGTATCAAGCATGGAATGCGTGCCAAGCATTAAACTACACTGTCATAGCAGCAAAAGACGCTGAGATAGCGAGGTTGCGGGGTGCAATAAATATAACCTTAGAAGAAAACGGCAACTTAGCTGATGGCGATAATTGCACATTGATACATTTGAAACAGGCACTAGAGGCAACCAATGACTAAAATTACGATTGAAAAAATAAATGGTGTTGAACATACTGTTATTTGGTTTAAGCCATACAACAAAAAAACATTAGAGCAAACAGCAAGCGATGGGTTGACTTACCTTCATGATAAAGGTTGGGTTGAGCAATATTATGATTACATAACAATATTCCCAACTAATCAAATATTAATCACTAAAAAAGATGCTAACCACCATGTAAATGCTATTGCACTCCCGCCACTTCCACATAAACCAACAGCTGATGACACTAAACTGTTGCATTTATATGCTGCGCATGGGCTTTATGCTTATGGCGAAAGTTTTATTGAGAATTGGAACACAAAAAGATGCGCAGTATGGGAGTTTATAGAGGCAGGTTGTTATTATGAAAACATAATTTGCGCCATAGACGAACAAGGCAATAGAATTGAGATAGTAATATGCGATTAACCATAACCGCATTACTTATAATTGTTTTATTTGGATTGTTTTATAAACCAAGCAACGCACAGTTAAAACAATTAACCTACGCCGAAATAGTGGCGTTAAATGAACAAGATAGCATCTTAAGGAGTGAGTGAGATGGACAACATACAAAAAATAATTGCCAGCACTGAAATAAACCACGGCGGGGTGCTAGCGGTTGACCCTAGGGTTCAGAAAATAATTAAAGTGATTGAATATTTAATTCTGAAAATAAAATGCGCTCAATATCTTTTGCATAACATTTCAATAATAATCAACGAAAAGGATATAGAATTACTTGATTTTCAATTAAAAAACGCACTTCAACAAGCAAACGAAATAGCGGGGGAGATATGAGTGAATTTAATATAGTTGTAAAAATTATGATTAATATGGTTTGGTTTTTCACTTTAATGGTGGCTTATTTAGAAGGACAGCAAGTTGGACGTGATAAATGGATTGCATTTACAGAGAAAATTGATTAACTCATTGTGTGATGCAGAAAATATTAGATTTTGCAACTTTTGATGGAGCAACTAGAATACGCGAACAATTAAATAAAGGCATTGCTAACTAATTATTTATAATTAATTAGCAATACCCACACAAGTGTAAGTTTCGGTGAATTTGATTGACAAATTCCTATAAAAACGTTACTATGTTTTCTGATATGTCGTGTTTTATAGGTGTGCAAAGGTTCACCGTATCACATGCATTAAAGGTTTTAAGCACTCGCAACGTGCTTAAAACTTTATTCTATTCTATATTAAACTTAGTGGGTTGTTCACTTTATAAAGGCGATTTCTTTGCGCTTAGTGATGGTTTGTGTTTTCTCCCTCTTGTTTGTATTAGCCTGTTTCACATTGGAAACAAAGAGCGAGTCAAGCAAGGGGGTGATTTTATGTTATAATTCCATCAACATGACTAGCTCCACCACAAGCTAGTCTTTTTATGTGACGTTAGTTTAATGGTAAAACATGCCACTTCGGGTGGCTCGTTGATGGCTCGATTCCATCACGTCACATTTATATATTTTTTTCGCCACACAATTTTTCTATTTTCTGATTGTGCAGAATAATAGCTGTTTCGGTGCGCTCATTCATCACGTCATCAGGGTGAAAAAATATCATGTTACTGTGCAAGCAATAGCTATCAGTCAATGGTATATTTTTCTCGCAACCGTTCACGCTTATCATCAGGCATACTAGCAATAGTATTTTCAACCTTTTTAATTTCCTTCGTGTCTTGAAGTATTTTGTCATTCTGTTTTGCCTCCAATTCGGATTTGCCCTTGCGTTTTCCTGACATAAAAATAACCGCTATTGCAGATAATATCCCTGCAACTGAAATAAGCCATGCTTTAATTTTTGCCATTGAGAACATTGGATAAACCCCTTAAGCCATCTGATAAATTATTCATATAAATCTTAAAATCATCAAATGACGTGTTAGTTAAGTTTAATTGTTTATACGCTTTTTTAAGGCTTTTTTCGTGCCTTTTTTCTTGTTGCGCTATAAGCCATAAATATATGCGGTTAATCATCTCCGCCTCCACCAGATAAACCCAACTATTGCCAAAATGGAAACAGTTGTCACCACAACACGCCAGTCTAGGTCACGCACCACATGCAGTATGTCTGTGATGTATGGTAAATATTCAACTATCGCCACGCTGCCAGCGATTGCACTACCAGCCCCTACAGTTACCACAGTTGGGTTGCTTTGCTTTACTTGTGGTTCATAACCTTGTTGTTGTGCGGTTGGTAATGGTAGGGTTGCAACTGGTATTGGTGTGTTGTTTGGGTCGGGCTCGTGTATTCTTCGAAAAGTAGTTGGATTATTGTTACTCATAAACAATTCCGCTTCACGTTTGCGGCGAGCAATTAATCCGGTTAATTTGATGCGCTTACCAGTTTTAGGGTCAGTTGCATAAATCCATTTTTTGAACTCTTTTGATGCACCCGCATAATCACCAGCGTTAAGTTTTTTAAGCAAAGTGGATTTCGCCAAACTGCCCGCCCCAAGATTATAAACGAAACTCACCAGTGCGTCATATTGATTTTGCGTCAGTGGCACTTGCACAAGTCTGTCAACCGCTTGCTCATACTGAATTAAATCATGATGAAGATAATCGTTAGCTTGCTTTAAGCCTGACAATTTGTCACCATTTTTAACTTTTTCGCCATTTGGATATTTAGTAGTTCCAAAACCAATCGTCCACACGCCAGCGCTACATTGATAAGCATCAAGTTTTAACCCTTCAAACTCTTTAATTAACGCAATTCCCTTATATGATGTTTTCATTACTTACCTCGTTTAATATCACGCCACGCCTTAATTGTTTTCATAACTACAAATGGAACTCCGCACAAAAATGTCAACCCAGCAGCGTGATTATCAAAAAAATCTATTGAATTAGCAAATAAAACAGCAATAAACCATACAATTACAAGCCATATTTCAATTAACCATTCATATATTGTTTCAATTATTTTCATAGTTAAATCCCATATGGTCTTTTAAGATAATTAATTATATGATTCTGCGTTATAATATCATGAGAAACTGTATAAAACAAATATGTTCCAATTAATCCGTTGAATGGCGAGGCAAACTCGGGACGTGAAAATAATGTATATTTACCTGTGCCATTAAATACTCCGCCCGCATAACTTAGCGTTGATTCGTTAAATCCAATAGTTTGAGCTTGTAATTGCGTTCCAGTAAATTGATATCTAGCAATACGTGGAGTGTTAATTGGTTGTGCAACTGTTCCATTTAATACTTGCAACCCTGTGCTTGTGCCACCTGGTGACACAGTTAAGTTTAAGCTATCTACTGTTCCACCGCCGTTTATTTGCGCCCAATGTTCACGGCGATTTGTGCCGTCAGCCGTATATTTTCCTCCTATAGTTTCTGGCGCACCAGTGTCTGCATTTCGCTGAAAAACAGCATATATAGTAAATTGAGTATATCTTAAAGCAGGGTGGTCAGCAATATCTAATTGTGACGCATTAACGCCATCATGCAATCCACGTAAGGCTGGTCTACCGTTAATCCCATTAGCAACATATAATGGTTGACGCAACGGCGTTGCTTGAGTTGCATTGCCAACGCCCATATTACCTTTGTTGAGCAACGATGAAGCAAGCGTTGTGTTGCTTGGCAAATCAAACGCATCTAACCATATCGCAAGGTTCGGCAACTGAAATGGTGAAAAATTATCAGCACCAACAATAGAGCTAATTACTGGTCTGATTAGTGGTTGTATGATTGATTGAATTGTCATCGAAATCCGTTCTCATGTTATCGTCTATTATAGGTGAAAAATCATCGTTTTGGTAGAGAAAAATATAATCGTTGGTCATACTGTTGTTCCTTTATTATGTTGCGCTAACTGCCGTACCAAGTCCTATACGCAACCAATTTGTTCCATTACTTACGGCTAAACAAGGCTGTCCAGCATTACCATTAGACACATGAACAACATCTCCATTATGATTAGCTGCTGCTGGCAAACTAGCAACATCATAGCTGCGTAATCCAAAAGGAGTTGTAACTCTAACATCTGCATTAGTACCTTTAGGTACTAACTCAATATTAATATTGGCTGCTGTACCAAATGCCTCAATAGAACCTACTCCAGCGTTTCCAGACCTAAATCTTAAATTAGAACCATAAGGTGCGTTTTCGCCATAAGGTATTCTAAGCTCCGACCAATCAGTTCCTACTACATGATTACTCCCAGTAGTAGTTCTTAAAAAAAATGAACTTACACCATTAACCGTAATCCCACTATCCCTACTTTTTACTACAGTACCCTCTAACCATTTACCATTATTAGGAACGCCATTAGATACTTTGAGGTTTCTGCCATAGCTTCTATCATATTCAGCGGAGGCTGGATCGCAATTTCTAGCAAGCAACCAAAATGCATCACCAGAGCCTATGTTTGGTATATTACCGACTCCTTTATTACTGGTACTAAACCCAGCACCGCTCACAGGGTCTGCTATTACTATATTACCTTCAAAATACGTAAAATTAACAGAAGCTCCAGATTCAGTTACTCTACAAACGTTTCTAAATGTATTGTTTTTTACTATAGCTCCTCCACAAAACGCTATTGCTAATGCTGTAGGATCTCCGTCAGCTAAGTACGTCCCATCTAAAGGAGTTTTACGATTAGATGAAACCATGCGATAATCACCATCAAACAAATTATTCTCTACTATAATATCTTGATGAGTCAAACTTGCCGCATTCCATTGTATTCCAGCAGTTGTAAATCCTTTCAATGTATTATTATATATTATAATATTTTTTGCATCATAATCAGTAATAGTATGTCCCGATACGCTTAATATTCTGACTGATGTTCTTCCTGTATCTATGTGATTATCAAATATAGATACGTCTTTAATAGGTATACGTAAATCTATACCAGCACAATTTAACATATCATCAGTTACTTCAGTGTTTACAAAACCATTTTTACTAAAACATTGCCCAAACCCCCAATCACTATAATTTGCAACAGCAGGTAGTGTTCTTCTCATTTCGTTGTTAGATATAATAATACCTTCAGTCATTCTAACAGGCAAGAGATTGTCGACTCCAGCAGTTGTGTAGTAATAATCATAAGGTGACTGCATTGCCCCTGTAGAAGTATATTCACCGGGAGGTACTGGAAGCCCGCCAGCTAAAGGAGTTACGCCATTTATATTTATATATTTTCTAGAATTAATATCAGAAGCAGCGCCATTAACATTGTAAAATCTATCTATTACATCATTAATAACATTATTATTCACTATAACACTATGACCACTTACTTTATTAATACCAAAGGCAGGAGAGCCTGTAATAATGAATGCTTGCCCTTTAGTTCTATGAAAAATGTTATCAGATAATGTAACCGATTTTGTACCTTGTATAGATATTCCAGAAGTATCTTCCATGATGTTACCGGTAATAACCGCTCTACTTCTAACAGGAACTGTAGTAACATTCTCTATTTGCAATGATATAACATCATCATCATTATGCCTAAATATATTATCTTTTATAATAACATTAGGTGCATTCCAAATAGCACACATGTCTCTAACACTATGCGAAAATACATTATTTGTTATTTTGACATTTCTTACTTCATTGATGTTTAGAGTAAAAGCTCTTGAGTATAAAAATTCACACTCATCAATAAATAAATCATCTATATTTTTAAGAGTAATTAACCCATTTGCAGAGAGTTCACTTTGGAAATTATCCCACTGACCTCGAAATGTTATACCTTTAATTGTAACTCGACTAAATGGCACAGACATATTAACGTATCTAAATATAGAGTTTCTTGCACTATTACCGTTAGGTACTCTAAATATAGTAGCTCCCCGCCCATCACCTAGTAACTGCAAAGTAGAAGTAGGTACTAAATCACCATTAATTACATAATCTCCCTTAGGAGCATATAAAATACCCCCGCCAGCAACACCAAGGGCATTTATAGCTGCTTGTATCGCAGCCCTATCATCAGTTACTCCATCACCTTTAGCACCAAAATCTTTAACATTAAATACTTTAGAACCACTCCCAGAACCACCAGCCACGCTAGCAGTGCCGACTGCGTTTATGGTAAGGGTGAAGTTGTTAATAAATGTGCGATAACTGGACTTTGAAGCTCCGTCTTTGTCAACAATTTTAACTATTGCATTATTTGGTAATCCACTAAAATAATTGTCTGACAATAATTCAGCCATACTTTCGCCTAAATTGGCTTCATAGACATATATTCCAGTATCAATTTGACGAAGCTGCGATGAAAAATATGGCATTATCTAATCCTTGTTAATTTAGTGATATAATTAGTTGTGCCGCCAGCAAGGTTTTGACTATCAACCTCATCACCAGCACCCAAATCAACATTTATTGTTCTTCCGCTATTTGTCAATGTTGCACTTAATTCCAAACCATTGCTAATAGTTGTATAGGCTTGCCTTGTTCCATTTTTAGATTTTACAAATAATTGAGGTCTTGCCGTTGCATCTAATGTTCCCTCAACTAAAAATCTATATGTGCCGCTTTGTTCAACATCAACCGCAGCCCCTGCCACCGTGCTTGTTGCATTTTCCTGCAATAAAACTTGGCTATTTATTGCCCCTATTTTTTTATTAGCCATATAATTATCTCCGTTCTAATTGTTCAATATAATCTATTATTCGGCAGCAAACAATCGGATTAGGGTGCGGCTCAGTTGCTTTTTTTATAATTGCTAATTCTTCTGCACTAAACTCATCTTTGCCATCAATTAATGATAACACAATTTTACCACGTTGTAACTTTTCTAATTGCTCAATTTGTTGATTTTGCGCAAGTAACATTTGAATTACAGCATCTTTCATTGACCATGGCTTTTTATGTGGCTCTTTACGCTCAGCAATTAATTTTTGATTTTCAATGTTTTTTGAAAAATCTATATCAATATATTGTTCGCCATATTCGTTTAATAATGGTTGTTCAAAATTAATTCTCATTTTAATGCCTCAAATATAAATAATTATTTATTAAATAAAACTTTGAATTGCATATGTAAATTATTTTCATGTTAAACATAAATTGCCATATACCCCGTTCCAAAATCACCAGTGACTTGCAAAAACCTACCAGCCCATGGTTGCCCATTAAAAAATCTAGTATTGCCATTGGTGAAATATCCATTTGCTTGCGCAGCCTTAAAATCAAGCAGCCCACCATTTCTAATAGCAAACCCTTGAGAGTTCAAAACACCACTGCCTAATCCAGTATTACTAAAATCAATACCCCATTGCGCATTGCCTGCCCCTTGAAAACAAGCCTGTAATCCGCTACCATTGGCAATAATAGGGCGTGTTGCTTCAAGAGCAAGCGTGCCAGTGCTATAACCTAACCTAACAGCATTAGTGTTTTCAAAAGCAATAGAATTATTAGCTGGTATAGAAATTGCAGCACCAGAATATGAGCCAGCAAGCAACAATCCTGTTACTTTGTTGCCTTCATCTTGAAACCCTGTTATTCCATTTGCATAAACCGCAAAACCATTATTTACAGTTGGACGCAACCCTCCAAAAAATGCAAGCCTATTGTCTTTATCACCAACTAAAAACCCATATTGCGCTGTGTTTTGTGTTGGCTGATTAGCAGCGCAATCAGCTAAACCATAAGCATAAATTCGTCCAGTTGCACCAGTGCCAAAATTACGTTGCAAAAATGTTTGCACTATCAAATCAGACCTTACATTTTGCCTATCCGTGACAAGTAAATTTTCGATACCCCAAACAATACCACTTGCAACACCACTAACAAGCATATCTTTGGCTTCAACCGCAAGTCCCCATGAACTATATGCACGATAATGATTAGCTTGAAAATAAGCAGCGCAATTCTCAGCACCGCCACCGCCACCGCCACCGTTAAATGTGGCATAATTTTCTAGCACCGAACATAACGCCCATTCATTACTTTGAACAGCTGCGCCAGCGGTGCAATCAATTCTAATTCCTGTGCTTACTCCAAAACCACCACTAGATTGATTATTCCTAATTAAATTAATAGACGCAAAACTTGATGGCGTATTAACTGTATGCTCATATTGAATGCGATGATTGCTAGCAATCGCAAATCTTCTCACATCAAATCCAAAACCCGATGTTATTGTCACCTCACCTAAATCAGCAAAATCACCACCAAACGCACCAGCAACAGTTGCATTCACCCAATTAGAGCCGTTGTAACTTATTACCTGCCCTGAAACTGGACTTGTGATAATTACATCACTTAAATCATTGAGCGCATTTGCACCGCCACCGCCAGCAGCAATAGTTATATCACTAGTGCCACCAGTTACCGTGACATTACTACCAGCAACAATTTTCTTAAACTCTAAATCAACGCCAGTTTTTTGCTTAAATACCCCTTCGCCAGTCACGCCAACATTACTTGCAGTATTAACCTCGCCAGATACAGATATAGCATCTAAAGCGTAACCACCAGTGACGCTACTATACTCTAATCCATATAACGAACCATCAACAGTTGCGCCAGCCGCATCAACATCAGCAAGGCTATTTAACCCATCACTATCAGTCAACACATCAACGCCATTCACTCGCACAATAGAAGCGTTCACAGTGCCACCAGTTACAGTTGGTGATGTAAGTGTTTTATTTGTTAATGTGTCAATAGTATTCCTGCCAACTAATGTGGTTGTGCTAGTTGGTAATGTAATTGTTCCACCATTAGAAATGCTACTAATAACTGGAGTAGTTAAAGTTTTATTGGCTAAAGTTTGCGTTGCAGTTGTGCCAACAATAGTATCATCTTGATTTGGTGGGGTTAGTATGCGTGTTGCACCGCTTGAAATACCAGACACTTGAAACCCTAGTCTTTTAGTGCCGTCAATTTCATCTTGAATGCGAAATACATTGTCAACAAATATGCTACTGCCTCCAGCTACAGTATCCCAAGCAACGCCAGGAGCCGTTGCGCTATTGGCAACTAAAACCGCACCATTTGCACCAACTGGAAGCCTAATATTATTGCTTCCATTAAAAACTACGATATCGCCTTTTGTTGTAGTTGGAGCTAAAGCATCAAACGCATTTGTTTTATCAGTTGCACCAGTGCCTCCTTTCGTAATTGGAACTGTTGGCAAATCAGCCGTGCCGATACTATTCCATGATGGAATTGCGCTATTTGTGCCGTCACCAGTTTGATTTAAGAACCTTCTATTTGTAGTCGTGTTACCAGCTAAACGTTGCGCTGCGCCAGCAGCACCACCAACAATAATATCACCAAGTTGTGTCATTGGCGAAATAAAATCAAACCCTGAACTATCCTCAGCTGCAAATGCAAGCGCAGTTGTGCCAATCGTAATCGGGTTTTCAGTTGTGACAAAATATATTATATTAGCATTGGTTGTGCCATCAGTGACAAATACTCTTGTGCCTTTCGCAACATCTCGTGCGCCGTTGAAATCTTCTGCTCTAACCCATTTACCAGTAGTTGCAATATATATACCATTCAAAACCGCATTTGTTTGATTTTTTACCAACACCCTATCATTTTCAAGTGTAGTTATGCCATCAATAATTTGCAATCCGTTTAAGAAAGTGTTTGCAGTAGTGGCGACACGAACTGGTGCTTTAATTGCCAAAGCTGCTTCTAAGCCCTCAATGCGTGATGTTGTCGTCATATGCAAATATTATAATATTTTTATGTGTTAATTGCTAGTTATTTCTGATGTTCTAAGTGGCAGATTGTTTTCTCCGTTACCATAAAAGAAATTGTCTTGATGCACCACATATTGCATATCAGCATTACCAGCAATAACATTGCAAGCACTAGCTGGTGATGTCGGCAACGTCAGTCTTATTTGCGATGCACTTACTCTAATTCTAATGTCACTTGGAACAAACTCAACATTATCAGATACTCTAATAACTCTAAAAAACCCATCTTTACCACGAGCAAATGCACCAGCACTTGCATTTGTTGCGTCAGAACTTGCAGGTGAAGCCACTGTTATTGTGAATGTGTTTGCGTCAATAACAGACGTAACAGTTGTGTTTATGTTGAGTGATGCAGCTAATATACCACCAATATCTGGTAATCCGCTTAATCTAATTGCATCACCAGCAACCAACAAATGAGCCGTTGATGTAATTGTGACAACGTTACTACCGTTTGTTGTGGCAACCAAACCAATACCCAAAGTAATATTTTTTGGCTCTAATCCACTTTGTTTCAATGAGCGAACCGCAGCACCTCCACCAGAAGTTGAACTTGAAGCAGTGCCAGCGGTGGTTATAGTGAAATTATCCGCATCAACAACGGACGTGACTGTAAAAGTTATATTGTTGATTTGAATATTGGTAATTCCGCCAACTGATGTTGCGCTAGTTATTCTAACTTCATTACCAGCCAACATTCCATGACCAACATGATTAATTGTAATTATCCCGCTTCCGCTTGTTGTAGTTATTGGATTATTAGCAAGCAACCGCCCCTGAAAAACAGAACCACCATCAAAATTAAATGAGCAATCTAAATTAGCACCGCTACGTGATACTGATGTCATAATTGCACCAAGTCCGTTAATAATATAGCCTAAGTAACGGCGATAAGCTAAAATACTACGAGTTGCCGAAATAGCATATTGGCTGTTTTGCAAGTGAACTTTATCATCAACAGTGTTATTTACCAATAAATCATAATGCGTTGCACCACGCTTAACGTAAACAGTATCTGCAATTATTGCAGCATAAGCACGTCTAATCATTTGATAACCTAGTCCTTGAGTAGGATTATCATCAAAACCACGTCTTGCCAAATCATGAATTAAAATGTCACAACCTGTTATTTGGTTTAATCGCTGAAATAAATAACGATACACATTTGTTATTTGAGTTTGATTAATTATTGCTCCAGTTTGAAACATCATGCGATTACCATCTGATTCACCCTGAAACCACTCTAATATTTTAGGTTTTGTTATAGTCGCATTCCATTTAGTAATAAACGCATTTAACTCATTTCCATCTTGAAGATTGTTAGCGTCTATATCATTTACCCAATACTCACTACTGCCAATAACATTAGCATTTACTCTTGAAGCAAACGAACCACCTTCTGCTAAATCATAAAAATTAACAAAAGTTGCGGTGTCTTGAAAATCTAACATATTTTTGCGCCTAACTGCTAAAGCATCAAGCCCAGCCGACATATATCTGCGTTCAATATTAGACTGCCCACTATCACCAATAGTTATAAGCTCAATTCCGTAATTATCAGAAACATATTCATTTAATAAACTCATTTGTTCAACGATTGGCGTTGAATTAAAAAACATAATTTCTAGAATTTCACCAACAAAACCACCGCTATTTGCACCAATAACTGCATTGCTTAATGCGTTATTTGATGTTGATGTGCCATCAGTTGCATTAGATATATTTTGCGAACCATCATAATGTAGCGCGCGAATATCAATGTTTGTTGGCGTGTTGACGTGATGAAATACTCCCAACATATGAAATTGTGTGTTGTTTATTTCAGTTACCCTACGATTATCTATAGAAAACCTATTGGAAGCATTACCAACACAAGTTATAACTTCGCCAGCATATGCACCAGTTACCGAACCAAAGCGCACAGAATTAGTTAAATCCTCCCAATTTAATATAGTTTGAGATGATGTCGCATCATTGATTGTTGTTGTTGGCTTAAATATTACAAAACAATAAGGTCTAAATATAGCTTTATTACATCGCAAACTTTGAGTTGCAGTAAATGTAACCCCATTACTTTCTAATGTTGGCGGAGTTGTGCCAGCGAAAAAATCGTTGTCATTACCGCTTTTATCTTTCCAACGTAGTATGTTATTGCTTTTATGTATAATAGTTGACTTATCTTTGAAATCTAACCAAGCCAATAAATTACTGCCAAATATTGTCACTGGATTTTGAATATTTATTTCTTGCAATTTGGTTTTCTCCTGACTTGTCATAAATAAATTAATTGAACCTTGCACAATATCGTCACTATCATCAATAGCAAAATCCACAGTATCAATAACTTTTTCAAAATTAATGTTGCTTGTGCCAATTACAATAGGGTCTGTCGTATTTACAAACCATAACCCTCTATGCACCCCTTGATTAACTCGAACATAAGTGCCAAACACAACATCTTTGGCACCATTAAAATCATCAGAACGAACCCAGTCACTAGCAGACACAATATAAATACCATTTTCGGCAGGATTATTTTGCAATCTAACCAGCACTCTATCGCCATCACTAACCGCAACACCCAAACTTGTGTCAACTATAGGATAACCATTTAATACAATATTTCCGCTGGTTGCAACCAAACAAGGAACTTTAATTGCTGCACTTCCGCTTAATCCGCTTAATCTATCTGTTTTTGCCGATGTCATTTATTTTGCTCCCCAATATGGCTCTGCGCCACGTTCTTTACGTCTTTTGTCTTTGTTTCTTATTCGTTTGTCAAAGTTTTTATCAACTCTGCGCATTATCGCATCACCAATCGTTCGATTAACAATCAAATTATAATACCAAATATTTATTGCTGGAGTATATCTCCCAGCGTATAATGATAAATCAGCTAAAAATTCTGTTTCAGTTTTGTCATCTAGTGCTTGGTCTAAGTTACCCATGACTAATCTATGCGTATCTGTTATAAAACCAGTCATAGGTCCAGCTAAAAACCCACCTAAATCTCTACCAAAATTGTTAGTATCTTGCAAAGCAAAATCTGCAAAAGCACCAGCAGCACCACCTTTTAGAAAAGCCCTTGTCCAAAACTCTTTTGTATCCATATCTTCTAAATCATAACCACTGGCAAGCGAATATAACTGCACAGATATTGCTCCAAGTAAAGTTAAAGCGAGCCAATTTTCACCAGCTTGTATCCATTTATTTTCAACAAAACCACGTTTCAAATTAGGGATAAAATGATTAAACATTGATGTCACAAAAAAACCTTTGAACATCATCATTGATGCAGTAACGGCTCTTGCTGGAGTTCCAAAAGCAAATCCTCCTGTTTGCACGGCTTGAGTAAATAGCCGAGGCTCATTTGAAGATAATTTTGCTAATTCTGTTAACCATACATTATATTTTAATGCAGCCTCTTTATCTTCTAAGCGCATTCCTTCTGGTAACAAAAAAGTTGCTCCTTCGTAATCAATAGGGTTACCACGCATTATTGCGTCATATTCAGCTTTACCCATATCAAACTTTGCAAACATTTGCTTCATTTGCTTTGGTATTTCTTCAAAAGGTATTTTGGCTAAGCGAAACTCTTCTAATGTTCCGCTTGCCCCTAAATATGCAGCCTGTTTTGATGCGTCACTAACTGCCATCATTCCACTTAAACGATGTGAAAAATTACTTAATGCACCTGCAAAATTGTCAAACTTACCCATCATTGTTGCAGAATTACCAGCTTCTATAGACGCTGCATACCTAGCACGACTTAAGCTATTGCCACTTGCTGCATCGGTTATTAGCGCAAGCCTTCTAGCTATTCTTCTGTCAACGCCACTAGCTGGATTTATTAATTTAAGATGTTGCTTTATAATAGCTGTTTCAGGTAATCCAGCCATTTTTGCGGCTTGTCGTTGATGCTCTAAATCCGTAATTGTTGATAAAGTTGCAAACTGCATTAATGAGCCACGAACTAAGTTAGTTGTGCCACGCCATAAGTAATAAAATCCATGTGGCTGCCCTATATCTCTATTTATTTCACCACTTAAAACATTCCATTTTGCATCATGTAAAGCAGTCGTGCCAATGTTTGCTCTTGACGCTTTTAACATTTGCTTTAATCTTTCATTTTGATTGCGAGGTTTTGCACCCATGGCTTTCATCAAGCCAACATCACGAGCCATTCCGCTAATATGCCCCATATAAGCATCAAATAACCCTTCACGTCCTGCACCATAAGCATCATTATATTTGTGATAACTATCAGCATCTTTGAACACAAAGAAACGTGAAGATGAATGACGCATCATTGCACCACCTTTGCCGTAAGAAATAATACCTTCTTCGGCTTTTTCCATTAAATCATTAAACCCATTGCTGCGAATATTGTCAAATATTTTGCGCATCATTGTTTGAACCTGCATATCTTGACTTAATGGCAACTGATTTGCAGCAGTTTCAAAAAATGGCAACCCAGTTTCAAAATTAATCATTTTATTCCAATCAAGCAATGAAGTAATAAAATTAGACCATTGTTTGAATGCAGTTTCTATATCCATTTTAGCTGGAGCAACTCTTTCAGGTAAATGACGCTGAATAAACCAATTTTCAACTTTGCCCATCACGCCACCAACTGCAAGAAAATCATCACGCATCTTGTCATTAAGCGCCATCAAATCTTTTGCAACAGATTTCGCATATGCGCTATCTGTGTTTTTGCCTAATATTTCATCAACTATCAGCGCAAACTCTTCTGATGCTTGCGTTAATCCACCCCATTTACTGCGATGCTTTTCTATGACATCTGCTATAGCTAAAGTATATTCACGCTCTTTGGCTAATTGAAATAAATGCGCTTCTTCCATAAACTCATTAACTGCATATACAGTTGCATTTTTTCTAAATAACCATTTACCTTGTATTGGCGAAGCCTCTCTTTGTAGCTCATAAGCATTTATACTTTTATCAATGCGTGATTTAATTTTTTGAAACATCAAAGCGTCATTGATTGTGGCTTTATGTTTTGCGGTTAATATTTCACGCTCTATGCTTACAATTTTATTTGCAGCAGCACCAGCAGCCTCAACACTGCCCATTGTTTGAGAATATTGCTTGACTAATTTATCATACTTTTGTGCAAGTTGTTTTTTCTGCTCTGGGCTTAAGTTAGCATTTGAATATACGCAATCTAAAAAACTCATATTCTACCTTGCGCAAGTGTTTATAGCTGCCAAATAAGCGTTATCATTTTCAATTTCTTGCATAATATTAGCATAGCTTATTTCAACGCCATTATCCATAAATATTTTTTCATCTGGTAAATCTTTAACAAGCCTCATAAACTCCGCCATATTAGCGTCCATAACTGCATTTGGCTCAAATTGCACATCATCTAAAATTGGCTTAAAACTAGCAGGCGTATCAACAAAGGTGTTAACTGGTGCAGCTTCAACTGGTGCAACCCATTTGTCAAATACTTGACGCAATTCATCGTTGATGGTCACATCTAAATCTGATACTTTGCGGTATATTTCACGCAACCATGTTGCTAATTTATAAAATACACCTTTTAACCCTTCACTTGGTGCTTTACCTTCACGAACATATAATTCAAACGCACGAGCGATTTTTTCTTCCTGCTCAACGTTAAATCTAACATTTTCTTCCGCATCAACAAAATTACGCAACACATTATAATCATCAATTAAAGATTGAGTTGCGTTTGGACTATTTGCAATATCGTGCATGATGCGCATATTAAAATGCCCCATCTCATGAATAAATGTTGAAACGTCTGCACCTTCAAACATTTGAATAAAGCTATTTCGTTCTGCAAAGCTAATTGCGCCTTTGGTTTGTCCTTGAAACAGAGTATCTTGCGCTAATTCCGACTGGTCAAATAAGTTAGTTTCGCCTGTCATTCCTTTTTGCGCAACCTTGGCTTTACTTGCGCCTTCCATTTTGCGCTCAATCAATTCACGTTGCGATATTGGCTCAAAGCCTTCTAATGATGGAGTTTGTGTGTTTGAAGTTTGTTTGCGTTGTTGCAATGTATCAAAGTCTTCTGGTGCAAATCTTATGTCTTGCTGCATAGCTGTGTCGCCACGAGAGATATTCAGGCGTGAAAAATAATCATTAATTATGTTTTCAATATCACTTGCAATCACGCCATAATTGCGCAAAAATGCGTGCATTGTTGATGTAAAAAAAGCATGTTGCGCTAACGATGCTTGCTCACTAAATCCTATGCGCAATAATGACTGATAAACTTTATCAGCTTTTTTATTAATAAAATCATTTTGTTTTGCGTATTTTTGTTGCAACGCTTGAATTGCTTCATATTCAAAAATAGCATTATTTATTTCATCAAATGTGCCATTTGTTGAAATACCATATTCACTAGCCAATGCCAATTTTTCGCTTTCATACGCAAATTGACTTGCCTCAATATCTGGGAACTGATTATTATAATTTTCAATATCTCTGATTGCTTCCGCATCATAAACTGGCTGCCTAAACCTATCTTCTGCAATTTTATCAAAAAACGCACTCATTGTTATTGCGTCAGCACTATCAAACTCAGGAAAATAACCAGCATCAAATGCTAATTGTTTTTGCCTATCCCAATCAAAGCTAGTGCCAACATTCCCAACGCTATTTCTATTGTTAATATTTATATCGTAAGTGCCGTCACGACGTTTCTTATATTTTTCACGAACCAACCCAATAGAATTAGACGTGTTTAATCCTCTAGTCTCTAATTCACCATTAAAATTAGCAATACCGCCTTTTTGTTTCAAAAACTGATTTAGCCTAATTGGATTATAGCCGATTTGCGCTTTTAATGTTTTTTTTCTAGTTTGTTTTAATGCCGCTTCAAAATCAGGCTGTTGACTGCGCAAGTGTGCAACATACCTATCTACTTCAATTTGTGGTGGCGTGTAAAAATTACGATAAGGAATATCGGTTTCAAGCAACAAAGGATTATAACTTGGTTTTTTGCCTTCGCTTAACGCAGTTGCAGTTTCTAATAATGCTTCTTTGTGCAACGTAATTGCATCACTTTCAATGGCATCAATAGTTGCATTATCATCGTATAACCTACCAGTATCTTCATACTGCCTAGCTATTGTTTCTTCTAGTTGTGGCGGATAATCTAAAACAGTCTCAACTTCACGCAACGTTTCTTTGGCTTCCTGTTTTATTGAGATTGGAACTTCTGAAGTATTTATAATCGTTTCTAATTCAGATATTGCAGCTTTACGTTTTTTTCTAAATGAACGTGATGTTGTATTTATTACAGAAGGTGCATTTGCTAACGCTGATTTAACCTTTGGTGCCGCAACTTCTATCCCTTTTGCTAACCCCATCAATCCAAATGTTGCAGCACCAGACAAGGCAACTTGCGCTGCCATTTCGCCACTAGTGACTGGTCTACCAACAACTTCACGCATTTTTGCATATTCAGGTAATAAAGATGTTTCAACTCCCATATTTAGCAAAGCATTTGCGCCAGCAGTTTGCAAAAAAGCCTTAAATCCTGTGCCAAATGCACCAATTCCAAGCGGTAAAGTCGCAATATTTACTGGGTCAACCATACCAGCAGCAAGTCCACCAGTTAAAGGGGCAATATAACGAGCAGCAAAACCTTCGGCTTGTTCAGTTTTGACGCTTAAAATATCTTCTGCTAAATTGCGTTTTTCTGCTATTTCGTCAAGTATCTCTTGGTTAGTTTTTATTCCTTGCCAAATGTTAGGAGCAGCTTCACGTTGTGCGATAATTGATTCATCAAGGTTTTTTTTATATAATTCTTCTTTTTCACTATCTGATGGTAAAATAGTGCGCCCTTGCAAATCATTTTCGGTATTAAAGCGATTTTCTTCAATTAAATTAAATCCAGTGGTTTCAGCTAACTCTAATAATTTTGAATCTCTCTCACTTTCAGCTGATGATATATCATAATTAAAATAAGCTGGAGTATCTAAAAAACCAGCATAAGTAGCAGAAGATTGCACATCAAAGAAACCAGTTGGATTATACAACTCATTGGTTTTTGCATTGTTTAGAAATGAACGTGAATATAAATCTAATATACTCATTTGCTAACCATTATTTTTTTTAGGTCTAATATAAACGGCTCTTGTTGGCTATTTACAAATGGAACTGAGCCAACATATAGAAAATATTTACCATCACCAGCAGTTGCGAAAGTGACATCATTACGATAGTTATTAATGCTGCGCTCTTTGCCATTAAATATAGGTAATTCACCATGTGTTGAAAGTATTGTTTGGTCATCTAAAAGGTCAACCATATTTTGAAAAACATCTTCTTCAAGCATTGTGTCGCCAACTTTGAATGAAAATATCTTACTATTATTAATTTCAACTGGTTTTCCTAGCACATCAGCGATTGCAGTGCTTAAGTCGTCAGAATCAACCGCATTATCTGAAATATCACGTTGTGCGTGTAAAAAATTATAATATGATTTAACAGCTTCAAACATAGGAGTTGCTCTATCTCCAGCTATTTTCATATCTTTTATTTCAGCTAAAAAGTCATCTTTTAGCGTTTTATATTGTATAGGTAGTTTAATGTTTTTGCCTTGCATCAAACGAGCAGCAACTTCTGGTTCGCTTGCAATAACCGCTCCTAAAATGCTATCAGCTTTCCCAGCTTCATAAGCAACTTTAGCTTGCTCAGTTGGCGATAATGTGGATTTCAGAGTTTGCATTTTGTTTGCAAAAGTTATTGGGTCTCCCTTGTCAAAATCAGTTTTTATCGCTTTAATTTCATCACCAGATAATATAGCAACATCAACTAACCCTTTTTCATATTTAGTTATTGCGTCAACATTCTCTCGGCGAACTTGCATTTGTTGTTGTAGCATTCCTATATCTAAATCTTGTGCAGAAAAATCTATAGGTGCAACTGGAGTTGCGACGCCAATTCTAGCATAATAATCTGTAGGGTTTGTCTGTATGGCTTGCATCTTATTATCATAAATTGTTTTTAAGCCACTATACAATGCGCCATTTTGGTTATTGCCAGCGTCTAATTCAGCTTGCAGCCTAGATAATTGAGATACTTGTTCTTCAAAACTCAATGTTGCAAAAATAGCCATATTGTTTTGATTGTTGCCATAAGTTTTTATTGTATTAGCTAATTGCGCATCTTCCATTAATAATGCTTGATTTGCTAATTTATCAAACGTTTCCATTGGAATCACAGCACCGCCTTGAGTAGCTTTTTGCACATTATCAAACTCTTGCGCTATATTAGTTCTGATTTGAGATTTTGCTTTAGTTTGCAGTTGTTTCTGTTGCGCTGGAGTTAAATATTTTAATAGCTCTTTGTTTTCAGTGCCATTATATTTATTGATTCTTATATTTAACAATTCAGCGGCAGTCATGTCTAAATTACCACGATGATTTAATATAATATCTCTAGCTTGTGACGCATCTTTTTTTCTAGTTAAAATATCAAACGCCTTTTCATCTGTGTCATAAGCACGAAACAAAGCCATGCTATCACCAGAGCCTAACCAGTGCATAGCAGATAGTTCAGCATCTGTTGGCTCACGCCCCATTTCTTTAGTAAACCGCTGCTTATGTTCATTATATAATTGGGCAGTTCCTAACGCAGCTTGATTTATATCATAAGGATTTATTCCAAGCGATTTAGCTGTGCCTTTGGTAATTTGTTGCGCACCAGCGGCACTGCTTTCAGGATTTTTTGCATTAGGGTTGCCGTTGCTTTCTATTTGCGCATTACGAGTTAAAAACTCATAAGGAGTTCCAGTTTGTGCAGCAACTTTTTTGTGAACCTCATCTAACGCTTGATTACCTGTAGTTGTAAAATCAACGCCACTACCATTGTTAAAGGTATCTATAACTTGTTCCGCTGGCATTTTATCAAACTTACTATACGATACAGTATTTTGTATTGTTCTTATAGCCTCAGGGCGTTTTGATGCAGGTATAGCACCGATTGCTATCAAACCATCTAATTGTTGTATTTGCGATTTAACTAATGCGTCTATTTGCGAAGGATCATCTGTTGCGCTAATTTGATTTGTTGTTTTTGCAAAACTATCTTCAAAACCAGCCACTAATTGCTGATTTCTGATAGTATATGCGTTTTCTCTTATCTTTAATTTATAATTTGAAATATTTTGTTTTGCTGATAATTCAAACAAAGTTTTAACGTCATTATCCATTATTCCAGCAGAACGGCGTTGCAAAGCTTCGTTTGCAAATTGTTCAAATCTATCTGGTAGCGTTGCATAATCAGTATCATTTTGCGAATTAGCTCGCCATTCATTCAAATCTTGCAAATGTCCAGTTTGTGCAAATGCTTGTTGCAGTTTTATTTCTTTGTTGCGTTCTTGCTCAAGCACTTGCTCTTCATAATATTGTAATCTTGCTGATTGAGCTTGTAATTTAGAACCAACCTGCGCTAGTGCGCTACCAGCTTGCTGCAATGACCTGCCAGTAGTATCAACTGGTAAATTAACAACTGGTCTTTCAACTGTTGGTATTTGTCGGTTAATGTCTTGTGCCGATGGTAATCTAGCCATTAAACAACCCCTATTTTTTTCTTGACGCTTGATGAACGATAAGATTTAGGAAATGCGCTCATAGCTGCAAATTGAGAAACGCCAGTTAATGCACCATAAAGTCCTGCTTGCCTTGCTTGCCTACCAGCTAAAACTTGCACATCGGCAGCGGTTCTTAAACCCTCAGCAGCTTCATTGCCAGCTAATATATTTGTATCAAACGCATAATCAGCTTCTCTATCTAAATCAGCCAATATATTTGCAACTGTTGGTGATGCGCTTGAAACTCCGCTTGCAGCACTAATTGCTTTTGCACGAGATGATGCTAACTCTATTTGGCGTCTTTGCTCTAATCCACGCCTTTGTGCTATTGCTTGTTCTTGTTTGGCTTTCATCTCATATTGCTTAGCTTGAAACTTACCAGATGCCGCAGCCGAACGCCCCTCTTGAATTGAGCCAAGCGCACTTGCAGCAGCACCTACACCACTAGCAATACTTGCAGCTGTGCCAACTGTTGCAGCCGTTTTAGCTCCAACTCCTACCGCCAACAATGCCGTTTCAATTCCAGTCATAATTTATAAACGCCTTTATCGCCTTGTGTGCCAATATATTGAAACCCTAATTTTAATAAATATTTGCTTGGATTTATATCACCATATGCAATAATATTCTTACTGTATTTTAACGCTTTTTCAACAATAAAGCAAGATATACGATAAGTTGTTATAGCAGAATGTTTAACGTTTGAATTAAAATCACTGCTTAAAATATAAACACCATTATCATAAATTAAAGTTGCAATGCAAACAATGTCATCATTTAGCCAAACAGTCCAGCCATCTATAACGCAACTATCACAAAACCTACCATAAAAATAAAAAAAATCATTAAAAGTTAAATCTTTTACCCTATATAGTATCATTTGTTTCTAATCCTATAACCACTCCAATAACTGTGCAAGGGCGAGGAGCTTGCATTTCCAAACACAAGCGGCTATCATTATTCCAATCGCCGTCAAACTCTAACAAATTTTCGTCAAATTCATTCCAAACAGTATTTGGATTTATAAGCGTTTCATTATATTTTAATGGCAACTCGTCCATCTCATCATAACTTTGTCCATATCGCAACGCCCTGTTATGGCTATTTAGCAACATCACCCCTAATTGACTAATGCGTTTCACAAACGTTAAAGGCTGATTATATCTCGCAACAAATGCTAATTTGCTCGATTTATAACGTCCTGTATATGGCAACCCAACTATAGCTTGTGATACAGTTGTGTTTAACGTAATCTGTCCACCTGCTACAGTATATCGCACTTGATTATTGCCATAACCAGCGGATAAATCATTACCATCAGCCCAAACAACAACTTGCTTGCCTTCTAAATGCGATAATCCAGTTATAACATTGCTGCTTCCATTCCACACAATAAAGCTATCAGCTTGCTTATTTAACGTGCCACCAACGCATTCATTTTCAAACGCAAATTTGCATAAATGGCGAACTGTGACGCTATTAATAACCCTACGCACAACATAATAAATCCTATCTTCATCAGTGTTATTTTCAGCTGGCAATACAAAAACATCTTCAATAAATCCGTCTGTTTCTATAATTTGCCAACATTGCACTTCTTCTAATTCATCAAACACAAATAATGCAACCTTGCCATCATTGCGCAACGCATGAATGCGAGTGTCGGGGTAACGTTGCACCGCAAGGCGCACTATTCCGTTACTCCCAACCTCTGGCGCAATTAAAGTTACGTCTTTAGCTAAATATGAAGTATCTACCCTATCACTTGGAGCTAAATTAAATAAACGATTATTGCGCACAAAAAAACCAGACTGGTCAACCTCAACCGCTTCAACTGGCGAGCTACCTCTGGTGCTATCTTTTTTTAGGCTAAAATTAGTTGGCGTTAATGGCTCATCAAGCGATGTGCTGCGAGCCGTCCGTTCGGCAATCTCGCCACCAATAACAAGCCTAAATAATGGTAGTAACCAGTTTATTGTATCATTACCATTTGAACCAATTATCACATTTATTGGTGCGCTATCGCCTTCAATATCTTCATCATAACTTTCTAACGCATCAGAAGCACTACCAATTATTCTATCTTTACCACCCCACCACAAACGACCTTCATGAGTGGCAACTGCGCTTGGATAATTGTTTTGTTTCCATATTCCAGCATACCAATTTAACGATAAAGTCAATCCGCCAAACGGCTTTAACACACTTGCAATAACACTTGTCGGTGACGTATATTCTAAAATGCGAGCAATTCCAGTGATGCTTCCGCTACCAGTTGCCATTTGAATTGATGCGCTGCCACTACTATAACCAGCACTAAACCCAATACGATAATAATAAATTGAATTGTCAGCCGCATCTTGTAAAGTATAATTGCCATTGGCTGTATAACTTGTGCCTGTATCTGTAAATGCGGTTGGCTCTCCAATAGCAAGCTGCAAAGCTAATGTCCCAGTCCATGTGCCGCTAATTGTTATGTTAATTCGCCTTGCAGAAGAAACGCCACTTACTCGCACCCAATCACTATATTGGTTATTGCCACTAACTGTGTTTTGCACCAACTGCCCATTTGATGTAATTTTCACTAAACTATTAACCATAGCGGGAGTAAAGTAATTTACATTTGAGGCAATCACAACCTGCCCATTTAATGCAGAAGGAACGAGCGCAATATCACTTGTGTTTATTAATCCAAATACTCCATCACGAGGCGCAAAATCTTCAATGCCCCAACTAAACGCATTATAGCGAGATATTTTTTTAGGCGGTTTATTTTTACAAGCCAAATATATAACATCATTGACTTGCGAGCTTCTAATAAATGGCAAATCTGCTTCGGTATATTCTGTAGTCAATTCTATCGTATTATTTGATACAATTTCAACACTATCAACAATTGCATCAGCATATTTTTGCACGCTTGAAAACTCAATAAAAAAATCACCAGTTGGTGTAAAAGTAAAATAATGATAACTTGCAGATTGCGTTGCACTTGATGCTAACACTGTTTGTGAAATATAAGCACCATCATTCAATGTATTACCAATATTAATTTGAACTTCACCACGCTGCAACGCAACTCTTATGCAGTGACGTTTATTTCGATCCGCAACCGCAACAGAAACTTGCTGATAACGCCTTGCAACCGCAGTATCACCAACACTACGAAGCAACATAAAACCAGCAGCATGATATGATAAAGCCCCTGCATCATCTCTGGCAGTCCAACCAGTTAAATCAGTCACAAACGCTGGATTTGTTATTGCGGTGCTAGTTGCTGGAATTAAAATTGGTTGCTCATTTACCAGTGGTCGCAAAATATTATTACTGAACTCTAAAATTGCAGTATCATCAACAGAATAAACAAATGGAATGCAGCGCACTTTGCTATTATTAAAAATATTGAGCAAATATTGCATACCAGTTCTAAACTTTGCAGCACCCAAAGCCCTTCCAATAATATTAGTTTGCTCCTCCGCAGCCAATGCTAATTTAGCAATGTCACGGCGTGCAAACGCCATTTTTGAAACTATACCATAGTTAAATCTATTAAAAATAACATTGGTTTTTGCACCCATTACATCAACCACCCATTTTTGCTTCTGATTCCGCTGCCTTTACCATTAAATCTTGCGCTTGCTAAAATGCCCATTGGCGTTTCTTTTGCACCTTGATTAACAGCATCTTTTGTTTTTGCGCTCAGCATAGCACGTTTCATTTTATCTTCTATGTCACGAATGATTGTTTGTTCATGCGTAATTTGTGGTGCTGCACGATAAGCCAAATAAAGCTCAACAAACCTAGTAAAACTTTCAGTCCAATTACCTAACGAATTACCATAAGTAACATCGTCAGAAACATAAGATATATATAATATATCGTGGTCTGCAAACCAGTATTGTTGCTCATCAGTAAAATTGTTTAGTGGAATTAATTGATATTCATCAAGAGAAATAGAAACAAGCTGCACAAAATCAAGCGGTTTTGTGAAAGCATATCTAAAACCAAAATCTGGTTCTAAACTTGGCGTTGCTTCAATTTTTATAGTTCTTACTGCAAAGTTCCAATAACCTTGTTCAAGGCAATAACGCACAGCACCAGCAGCCCATAACGCATCTAAAATACGCCTTGATTTACGCTCTTCCGTTAAAGATGCAAGCGTTTTACCTCCTAAATGCAATAATGCGCCATTATAAACTTGAAGTTTGTCTGCCATTTTACGCTGCTAATGATGAAGCAAATGCAACTGCTTCTTTTTTTGTGTTAAATCCCACATCGTGCATAGATTTCTTGTCATTAACTCTAATTACTTGATAACCAAAATTAGCAACATATCTTATTCTATAATTTTCATTATCTTCAAAATCAACGTTATTTTCTTTGAAATTGTGCCATCTTAAAACAGAAACTTTAACGGAGTTTTTATCTGAACTTAATACAAATAACTCTGCATAAAAAGTATTGCCTTTACTAACAACTTCTATTGTATCTTGCGGACGTATTTTTTCAGCAACATGCGCATAAAAAGACGGATTAAGTAAATCTTCTTTTGTTAAGCCATCTTGCAAAGAAATAAACCATGTGTTTTTTGCTGCTTTACTTAAATTAAAATCACTTTTTAATAATGTTGTCATAATAAATCCATTAAAAATAAGGGGAGGATTTTACCCTCCCCACTTGTTATTAAGCTAAAATTGCTGGCGCAATAGTTGCAGCACCATTAGTTACTACAGTTGAAACTAAATGTAAAGTTGCTCCGATAGTTGCCGTGGATTTGCCGACCAAAACAAAATCATTAACCTTCATTCCCAATTCAAAACCATTAGTAAAATATCCTGGTGCATCAACATCAGTGTGGACATCTTCACTATTATAAATCCAAAGAGACGGTGACGCTCCGCCTCCGCCTTGCGCAATTACTAAAGGGGGGTTACTTACAGAATAAGGCATATTTTATACTCCTATGTTAAAATTTAAGATGCAACGTAATTAGAACCGTCATGCAATATTTTTACAACACCAGTATTTTGCAAAAGTTTTGCACCTTGGAACACAGTGGCACGAGCGTATGAATATGCTTGCTCTTCATTGTATCCAACAACAATATCCATACCCTTTGTGTTAATGGCATGACCAATAGCATCACGGTGATAAGCATAACATGTTTCAGATGCAGTGCCTTTACCAATAATATTTGGGTGAACAATAAAATTATAATTACCCCATTTGCGCACTCTGCTTTGGCCAGCACCAAGAGGCTTGTCATTTACATAATCTGCGCTGGTGAAACCATCAATTTGCATTAAATTAGCATTCATGGCTGGTGATATTACAAATGTAACATTGCCATCTTCTGTGTCAACCTCATTATTACCAAGAATAGCTATTGCTTTCATAATTAGAAATAAATCAGCAGTAGTTGCAGAACCAGTTGTTTGCGTTGCAGCAGATAACGCAGTTAAAATAGTATTGTCAATCTTTCTATTAATTACGCCAATTCCATTTTTCTGCATTGCCATACGCTGCTGACTTTCGTCACCTTGAGATGCAAAAATGTTCCAATTATTGCGACGTGTTGGGTGCGTGCTATCAGAAAGAATGCACGTATATTGGTCACGATTATCATCAGTATAAACATACATACCATCAACACCACGAGTAGTGGCTACAGCATCTCCGCTGTCAGTTACTAAGAAAATCGCTTGATTTCCACTAATAACAGCTTCAGTTAGGCAGGTTTGACGCAACAAACTTTCGCGTTGTTCAAACCCCATAATAAACTCTTTTCTATACTGGTTCATAAAAGCAGTATCTGTCATAATAAAACTCCATAAGTTAAAAATGTTGTGAATATTTTTAATTATTACAGGGTGTCTTTTTTATGCTTTTTTTGCAGGTAACCAGTATTGGGGTGCTATTAGCAAATAAAAAGGGCTTCATAATTAGTTTGATTTATACAAATTACTTTCTAGCTGTGATTTTATCACGAAGCATAGTAAGTTCTCGGTATTCTTTTTGCTTGACTTGTGCGTGTTCACCTTTCCAATATGCGGAATTGTGGTCGCCCATCATTTTTTCCAAGTTTTCTATTTTTGTATTCAAATCATCTATAGATGTTTGACTGTAATAAGGCATCAAACTAGAATAACCAGCTTGCCTTGCTTGTTCATTAATCCATTTTGCAACAACAGGATTATTACCTAAAGGCTTTCCGTCCGAACTTGTTGCGCCTAATAACAACTGCGCCAAAGTTTCGCCACCAGAATTAATTAGAAAATCCTCATTTGTTTTTATATTTGTTGTCGCATCGCTACCCCACATTTCTTTGACAGCAGCGTCTTGTTCTCTTACAATCGTTTTATAATCAGCCTCGCCCTGTTCTCTAATGGCAGCTTCCATTGCATAATAAGCTGGAGCTAATTTGCCGAAGTCTTCTTGTGAGATATTATTTTCAATAGCGAACTTGCCAAACAAATCCCATAACGGCTTGTCCTCATCTTTAACTTTTACAGTTTCAGGAAATTGATATTTGTCTGAGCTTTCAGGAACGCCGATTTTTTGACGATATTCTTTAATTTGCTCTTCAGTTGCATTTTTAGGTAATTCAGGCTCTTTTACACCCTTGCTTATAAGTTGTTTTGCCTCAAATAATGCTTTTGTTACATCATCAACAGACGAATAACGCTCTAAAGTTTTAGCAAGTTTTTCATTTTTTGTTTTAACATTATTTACATATTCATTCCAAGAAAACTCATTAGTTGGCTTTGCATCAGCTTCACTAGATACAACTGTATCACCCGCACCGCTTGCAACAGTGTCGTTTTGACTTGCAACAACAGTGTCGTTGCTCGTTCCAGTTGTTGTTACTTCTGTTTCAGTCATTTAAGTTTTTCTCCTATTGCACTCAAATTAGCATTTACCATTTGAACAATTTGCAATCCAACAGAACGTTTGCCTTCATTATACAAGGTTTCATCTGTATTTTTACCTATTGACGGCAGATAAGTTCTTGCTCCTGCCTCAACAATCCAATTTAAGGCTTTTTTTTGTTGCTCTGTTGTAGCTTCACCATTAAACAACGCTTGCATAGCATACGCAACAGAAATATCTGTGTTTTTTGGTAATAAAGGTAAAATTGCGCTAATGTCATTCATAATTAAATCAAGTATAAGTTTTTTTAATACAAATTGCAAGTGTTATTAAAACTATTCAATATTATTGATATAAATATCATTTAATTTTTTCAATACAATTTCCCAAATATTTTTTGGTAAATCTAACCCAAGATAATGAGATAATCTTTCGCTAGCTAAATATTTATTATTTACTAAAAAAAAATAAGAATAACTCAACCCGCTTGATTGGCTTATATGTATAATGGTTGCTCTAGCTTCAACAAAACAGCCTTGAGTTATTTGAAAAGTAGGTTCTTTGTAAAAACAACATATTCACCAGTCCAAGATTTTTTACCAGTTTTATAAGTTTGAACGCCATAGTCTTTCCATACAAAATCATTCATATTACATAATTCCATTTAATGCTTGCGCACCTTCGCCAACAGCCCTTGCAGCTTCGCCACCTTGCTGTAATAATGCTATTGCTTGTTGTGCTTGTTGTGCTTGCGCTTCTTGCGCATCTAACGCCTGTATTTCCTCATCACTATTAATCCATTTAGCTGGAACGCTTTTTGCAAGCAACGCATCACGAAGCGAACCTGCTTTAAGTATTTTAGCTGCTTGCGGATTAATTGCTGCTGCTTGCGCTATTAACCCTTGGGCATCAATATATTGTTGGGCTTGCATTTCTTCAATAGCTTTTTGTAATGGATTACGGAACTCAAAGTTGATGTCAGCCTCAAGTAAAGTTTCAGGTAAATCTTCCCAGCTATCAAACATATTATATTGCTGCATTGTTTCAAATGTAAGCTCACACAAAGGCTGCACAAAGTTTAATTCTAACGGCTCAAATATTGGAAGATTAATCAAAATATATTCTTCCATACGCTTTGCAAACTCAAATGCGGTAGTCCCAGACATTGGCGGGGGTAATTTTAATTTATCCAAGAAATAAGCCCGGTTGATAAGCTCCATTGACTGCATTTCTTTAGTAATTGCGCTTTGCAATCCTTGCGCATTTGAAGGTTCAAACATCATGGTATCATTAATGCGCTGCTCAGGCTCTAAATCCAAATAGGTAACGCCACCAGCCATTCTGTTTATGTCACCTCTAAATATTTCATTTCTGCTATAAATTGGAGGGCGAACGGCTAACTCCGTATTTTCAAGCACCATTAGCGATAATGCTTGCAACATTCTAATTTCAGGCAATGCTGCAACAGTTGAAGGGCTATAAGCATATTGATAACCACTTACAGTTTGCCATCTTCCAATTGCGTAAATCTTAGTTCTAGCGGCTTCCTCTTTCAAAATATGCTTTGTTTCGCCTTCAAAAAACACACTAACATATTTAGTTTTTACTTTTTGTTTTGGCTCATATCTATCTATAGGCAATACAGCATGACAATATTCAACCATTTCATGTGGGGTTTTTTCTAGCCGTTGCTTTAATTTATCCGATATATTACCGTTAAAAGTTTTATTCAAATTGTAAATTGTGTCTTTAGTTTTACGATATATCTCGCACGGCTCGCCATCATAACCATCAATCCAAGCCATATCTCGCAAATGCCAGCATCTATATAACAAACCTTTTGTGTATGGATTATATTCAGCCGAAATAACCGCATTGCCAAACGCCCATATATCATTGCACGCTTCAATAATCGCCCTGGTGAACTTCGCATCATATTGATACATTACTTTGCGCATTCTATGAGTTGCAAACTCAAGCCAAGCGATAGCATCTATATCATTATCACCAATATCATCAGCTTTAATATGCGCCCATATTTGATTTTTAGGAAACATCATAGTTGACATAATAGTTGAACTTTCACGCCTAGCAATTAACTGATGCGAGTTGCTTAAGTTAGTTGCAAAATCACTACCAAGGTTGCGACAGACAGTAAAATCTGCACGCTCAGGATAAGTTAGTTCAGCAACTTCTTGCCACAAGGTATTTAACGTCAATTTTGCGCTAAATAATTCATCAGCGGTTTTTGCTAAACGTTTTATGTCACTCATTTACTGCCCCACTGGTTTATTCTGCATTGTGTCTTGAGTGTTTGCATCTGATAATCTAGTTGACATAATTCCTTGCTGCATCGCACGTTTTGCTTGCTTGCGTCTTTGATTAACCTGCATCAGCGCATCATCTGGTTCAGGTATTGATTGAACTGGTTTTATTTCTGGTGTTTTTGGTTTGCTGAACAGCCCGCCCATAATTAACTCACCTTTTCTGATGGTTTTTCATCTTTGTAAATTGGTAAATAACCTTTTATTGTATCGTTTTTATCTTTAGGAATAAACGTTTTGCTGTTTGTATATATAGGCACATAATCGCTCGTAAAAAAATCATTATTTTTATTTTCCATATCTTACCTTCTCCGCATATTATCTCTACCCATATTAACACGAGGAACTGCATTTTGTCTATTAGTTTTATATGCACCCCAACCACCTGCAATATTTTCTTGCTTAAGTCCAACGCTCCAAGCCATAACCACAGCATCACCCTTGTCTGGTGAACGCCCTAATGATTTAATTAAATCAGTTTTTTTGACAAGTTTTATGCCTTTTTTATTAATCATTTCACTCTGGTCAATCTCGACAGCGCATAAATCAGATAATAACTCAGGGTCACGAGGCAACATAATTTTACTGCCTCCAGCTTGGCTAGGGTCAAGGGCTTCTCTAAATCTCCAATATACTTCAGCACGCTTATTATAAAAACCCATAGTGCCGTCCAATGTGCGAGCCATTGACGCATTGCCACCATGATGTGGAACACAATCAAAATCATTTATTTTCAAATGCTCAATAGTTGCACCACCAAAACCGCCTTGCGCATCAACCACAACAACCGCATTGTTGCGTCTATGCTGAATAACCAACCCCGCAACTTCTGCCCCTGTAGGCGTTTCACTTCCTTTGACTGATGTTAATTTATCATACCAAATATCATAACGCATTGCTATTGTAGTGCAATCGTTGCCACCTTGTGCAATATCAACGGCCATAGCGCACATTGGAACATTAGCTGGCTTGCCGTAACGTTCCCATCGCTCAAATGCAGCTTCAACCCATGCAGTAGGTATTACCTGCCATTCACTATCTTCATAAGCCGACATAAAATCACCAGCAAGCAATCTATCTCGCACAGTATCTGGCAATGAAGCAAGGCTTTTAATATATTCATCAGGATTGTAGTATGGATTATCTGTAAATGATGATGGAATATAAGTTCTGCTATGCGCTCCGACTTCACGACCTGCAATAATAAAAACATCATCTTTATTGCATTCATCATTGTTTGTTGGGTTAAAATAACGTAACTCACCAGCCTTTGCAGGGTTAGGGTGCGCAGGGTCAAGCCAAGGCGCAAAATAACGTGATAGCCACGCACCTGTTAAATGATATGGATATACTGGCGGATTTGTGCCGATAACAACCCTTGTGCGCTGATTTGCATCTGGTGAACGCAACCAACCTAAACACATTCTAAATTGCTCTTCTAAAAATTGCGAGCCTTCATCAAAATAAATATAATCAAATGGCAAGCCTTGCTTTCCGCCTTGGTCTTCACCAAGCCCCATAAATACAATTTCTTGCTCATTCCAGCGATATAATGGTCGGTTGCCTTTAGTTAAGCCTTTTAATCCTCGTCCGCTTTCAGTTAAAATATTTGATAACGTGTGAATTGGTGCAGCTAAATCAACAAATTGACGACGAACCACAAGAGAACGCTTGTGATTATTTAATGCTAAGCCGACACCAACAGCGGTTTTCCCTCCTCCAGGAGAGTTGCCTGTCACAAAAATCATATCATTATATCTAGCAAGCCAAAAACTGCTAGGAACTTCGAAACAATATTGTCTATCAACTTTAATGCGCTTAATATTCAAAGCATCACCACGAAAAACTAATGACGATTTGACGCTGCCATTTTGACTAATAAACAATCTATAACAATTATCTTTTTTGCTTATTGTGGCAACACGTCCGCAAGCGTGAGCTGCATATTGCATAAAATCAACATCACATTTATGACTACTGTTAAAAATTACTTCGCCACCACAAGCACCAGAATAATCACCGTCCCAATATGACATTTCCTCTAAGATAATTTCAAGCTGACGTTGATTTGCTTGCCACCAAAAATCATCATATCGTTTGCTTGTGTATTTAGGATAAAAACTATAACGAACTTCTGTTGGTCTTTTGGGATTGTGATATTCTTTCCATTTATGCCCTAGCGCAACAAGTAATGTTTCTAATCTTTCACGCTTGCGCATTTTTCGTAAACTCATGCGACATTGTTGTGAACCGTTATTAAAACTACCATCAGCATTAATTGCAACCGCAAGCCTTAATTCGTTATCAGTTAAATCAATTCCAATATTATCAATATGATAATGCACTGGTATTTTATGACGTGATGGTTTTTTTTCTAAATCACTAGCTGTTTTAACACAAAATTCACCGTCCCATTTATATAATGGGACTCTGTGATTAGCAGAAACAATCATTTTGAAACGAGAGTTAGAAAACTCTATCATCTCATTACATGGTGCATCAATGTAATTTAATGGCTTAACAAATGATAATTTGCCTCCGATATCCCATTGTGCAATTTTATCTGTGACGCAATAATCAGATATTGCCTTCCAGCCATTTGGGGTTAAAAACTCGGTTTCAGCAGGAACACACCCACCTGCTAACAAAACATCAGCTTTACTGAGATACATATCTCGCTGCGGTTGCGAACATGGCGTAAAGGGCTTATCAAAAACCTCGCTAGATTGAACTAACGAGGCTAATTCCTGTTTTTTATCAGGGTTTTGCAATAATTGAGAAATTAAGACAGTTAAATCATTCATTACAACGCATTAGCAAATGCGCTAGATAACATTACATTACCATTTGGTAATTTCACCCCCAAACGAACACTCTCATTTCCAGTATCTGTCCAAGTGAACTCCGACAACCCAGCTGCATTTGTCAAACATCTAAATTGCATTTTGGCAACAACAGTTTGAAAAATTGAGCCCGCACCACCGTCAGCAATACCAGTTGAACCGCCAGTTGAAGCAAGCGCAAGAGACGCACCAGCAAACACAAATAAATCATACATCACCTCTTCAGCAATATTACGTTTGTTTGCATTTCTAAATTGCAACGATAAGTTACGCACGTTAGAAACTTCTGCACCAATAGTAAAAACAACATTTACAGCAGGGTGAGTTGCTATGTTGCGATTAACAATTAATGCGCCATTAGCAGCGACATCAAAGCCACGGTTGCCTTGAACATCGTTATTATTTTGAAATGCGCTACCGAATGTCATATAAACCTCTAAAAATTATTTCTTTACCGCAGATTGTAACACAAGCGCAATCTTATTTGCAAGTGTTTTATCGTCTATATTTTCAGTCTTGTGATTTAAGTTGAGACTTTTCGGAGCTTCAATTCCATTCACATCAATAATTGTCTTGATGGCATTTACAGCAGCGGAGAATTGCCCTTCATTTTTCGCAAGCCCAGCAATTTCTTCAAGCTCTTTGACCACTCTTAAAGCGTCCCACTGTGTTTTTTCTTGCTTTTCTAACATAAGCTCATCTATTTTTTTTTTAGGTTGGGTTTTTTAAGGTTCTCACAACCTATATCATGCGCCGTATTTTCGCTATAACCAGCACGAATTGCAGCTTGCGTAGCATTTTTATCTACAACATATTCTTGACAAAAAGCAAGTTGTTTTGCGGTTAATTTATCCATAATATTAATTATATTGCATCATAATAGTAATTGCAAGTATTTTTATATCATTGGAATATATGTGTTTTTTATTATTGCTATCTTAGAATGTTATTTTAGATTGCTATTTTAGAATGTTAGTGTTATATTGTATTTATCAACAAGGGAGATAAAAAATGAACCGAGAAAATAGAATAGCTAGTTTTTTAATTGCATTAGAAAGCGCAAGTGAAAAATATGGAATACAAATAACTTGCCTTGATGGGGTTAAGATATTTGAAAACAGGAATAGCATTGAAAAAATATCTTATGACATTGAAGGCGCAAATTTAACAATAAGGAATGTAAATTATGACAATTAAAATCACGGACAACGCTACGTTTAAGGCTTGGGTTGAAATTTATAGCCAAAAAACAAACAAGCGATTTTACGAAATTATAAGAGATGTTGCTAAAATTGTAGGATTATCAGAGGTAACAGTTGAAAATTGGCGTAAAGATAGGCAAATATTAAACGCTAAAAATGCAAAGTTAATTCAAGACGCTATTGCAAGGGGGGAGTTATGAATATTTTAGAATTAAAGCCTAATACTACGCCCAATTATATGATTGATGCTTGGCTTGGTTGCATATCATGGGCAGTTAGCAGAAAAGAAATAACTGATTTGTTTTACAAGGAAACTGGATTGCCACCTCTTGCCCCATTAGGAACATTTGCAAGTAAAATTGATGAGGCTTGTGGAATACATGAAAGCACTTTGAAAGCATTTATTAAATGGGTAAATATTAACTATTGGGGAAATGTAACCGATGAACCAGAATGAAATAGAAGAAAATGTGCGTAAATATCCGCATTTAACAACCATGCAAAGCATTGCGCCATGGGAAAGAAAAATTAAACAATTAGAAAAAGAGATATTTAGTTTGCAGTGTGATAATCAACGCTTAAAAAACAGCTGTAACAATGATTTTGCACAAAGATTAGATTATTTTAACAATCCATTTGATTCTTGAGGAGTAACAAAATGAAAAACCGATTAATTTGTGTCGCAATGACAAGTATGTTTTGGTTGATATGCGGACTTGCATATTATAGCCATAAAATCAGCAATCAGGAATGGGTGCTGCCAAATCAAGCTAGTTTTATGCAGATAAATACGCACAAACTACAGGCAACGCCTGCATCATTTGAAGTTAATGATGCAACAGAATTAGATAATTTAATAGCACAACAAACGAGGTAATTTATGGAATTTTTCGCAATAGAAACATCAAGCACAAATAAAGTTATAAAAATAATTGCCAAATCACCGCAGGAAGCAACTACGCTTGCACGCAATTTTTTTAATAATGTTGCGGTGCATGTAAACCCAAAAAACGAATGGAGTAATAAACCATTTGCTACAATTAAACAACAGGGAGAATAAAATTATGAAAAAGTATATAGATCTAACGCAACAACAACAAGCGGAATTATTAGAACTTGAAATTAAAAAACAACTTGGTTTAGCTGTTTATTTATTATTTGCACCGCAGGATTTTATAAATGAATATGATAATTTGTCACAGTATCCACGTGACGCTATTCCATATATTTTGCATCATACAAGCGAAAAGTTTAGGCAAGAAATAAATAAAATGGCAATTAATGAACTTCAAAAGAAGCAATATTTACCAGTTGAACGCAACAACAATTTAACAATAATTTATATTGACGGAGAATAAAACCATGGACTACCAATCACAAATAAACGATTTACAAAAACAAATTAACCATTTAAGAGACCAAATAAAAACTGAACCACAAAAAACTGAAGTTAAGTCTAAAAGATTTACGCCTCAAAATTATGATGATTATTATTATGTTTGTGATAATGGTGAGATAGAAAGAACTTACTGGAATAATAATGATATTGATAATTATCGCTACAGCCTGGGAAATTGCTATCCGCTTACAAATGAAGGCGAAGAACAAGCCCTATGGGAGCAGGTAACACGCTGTAAGTATGAGCAAGCGTTATGGGACGCTGCGGATTGGGTAGATGGAAGTGAATATTGGGGAGGGTTTTACCATAAAGTAGATAAGAAAATAAACGCATGTTGTGTCCCGTCAACATTTTATTACGTCACGCCACGTTTTGCCACCGAAAAATCTGCCATTGAAGCACACAAACGCATATTAGGCGATGATGCGGAGCGGTATTTTAGCAGAAGATAAAAACCATTGCATATATTTTATTTTAAGGGGGATTTAAT